AGTGGGGGTGTCAAGGTGTCAACATCGCAGGGACTGTTAACACAATTGGTGCAGGCATCGCTAACACGGCGTCTATTGTCGCGGGTTGCGCAACAGCAGGCATAGCCGCGAGGCTTGCCAATGACTTAGTGCTGAACAGTTTTAGCGACTGGTTTCTGCCGTCGCTGGAGGAACTTACCGAAGTCTATACAAACCTTGCCAGTGCAGGCCTTGGTAGCTTCGTCAATCAAAGCTACTGGAGTTCGACGCAGGTATCAGCGACGCAGGCGTTCACGATTGACATGAACAACGGCAATTTCAATCAGCATAACAAATCGCAGACAAACAGGCATACGCGTGCTATGCGTCGCTTCCTGCTGCCCACGACGAACCCGCGAGTTCTTGAAACAGGCCTTGCGATGATTGAAACGACGGAGGGCAGCTTCACGAGTACAACAAACACGATCGACTACGTTTCTTATGACTAAACTCAATTTTAGCTTCATCCCACAGGCGGACTATCGCTACCCTTTGATGCTACAATCGAAGGCTAACGACCTGTACACCTTCGGGGAGATGAACGACTACCCATACTATCTGCTCGACATTTACAAGAAAAGCGCGAAGCACAACGCGATCATCAACGGCAAGTGCAACTATATCGCCGGTAAAGGCTGGGCAGTGGATGCGGATAAGACCACCGTCGCACAACAGGCAAAGGCGGAGGCGTTCATGGCTGACGTCAACGAAGACGATGACCTGAACGACCTGACGCAAAAGTTCGTTTTGGATCTTGAGTTATTCAACGGCTTTGCGCTGGCGGTGACGTGGAATAGGGGCGGCGGCATCGCGTTTATTGAACACGTGCCGTTTGAAAAGGTGCGCGTGTCGCTGGATGACACAATGTTTCTGATTGCCGATTGGTATGATGAGCGCATGATCCGCCAGTACCCAAAGGGCGCGGAAGTTGAGCGCATGCCCAAGTTTGATCCGAATAACCGCGTCGGCAAGCAGCTATTCTACTATCGCCACTACGCAGCAGGTGTCAAGCACTACCCATTGCCGAACTACCAAGGCGCACTGGCGTACATTGAGTGCGACGTTGAGATCGCAAAGTTCCACATCAGCAACATCCGCAACCAATTCTGGGGTGGGCAGATGATCAACTTCGCCGATGGCATCCCGACGGATGAGGAGAAGCAAGAAATTGAGCGGCAGATGCGCAACAAGTTCAGCGGCGCAAACAACGCAGGGCGCTTCGTGCTGACCTTCAGCACCGGCAAAGAAAACGCACCGAGCATCCAGTCGCTAACACCAAGCGACCTCGATAAGCAGTTCGACCTGCTGAACAAACAAATACAGGAAGAGATCTTCGTAGCGCACAACGTCACCTCGCCGATGCTGTTCGGCATCAGAACCGAGGGGCAGCTGGGCGGCAGAAAGGAACTGTCGGAGGCGTATGAGCTGTTCAAGAACACCTACATCATGAACCGCGTTTTGATCGTCGAGCGCATGATCAACTACCTAACGTCATTCAACGGCTACGAGTGCCTATACTTGCAGCCTTTCGATCCAATCACCGAGCAGCTATCCGAACAGGCGTTGATGCAGATTTTAACGCAGGATGAACTACGCGAAAAGGCAGGCTATGAGCCACTTGCAGAGGCGACACCCGACGCAGGAGAAGTGGCCGTAGAAGCGAGCGTAGGTGTCAACGAGGCTATTAAGACGCTATCGGGCAGGCAGTATCAAAACCTGATGCGTATTGTGCGTCACTATTCACAAGGCAAGGTCACGCTCGAACAGGCGCGCACGATGCTGACCGCTGGCTTCGGCCTCAACGCCGAACAGGTTGACCAGCTACTGGGCGTGAAAGAGCAGGCGTTCACCGATGAAGCTGATGAGCTGGAGTTCCTCGCACAAGTTGGCCAGCAGTTCGGTGAGGCGCGTGACACCTTTGAGGTGCTGCAAGAACGCGAACTGGACTTCAACGAATACGGCGAGGCGGAGTTCTTCATGCAGTTTGCCGTTTCCGATGAAGATAAGGCGCTGGACGACAAAATCGTAAAATACAGGCGCAAACGCGAGGATGCAACGGTTGAAGAAATGGCCAAAGAGTTCGGGGTGAGCAAGGCGCGCATCCGCAAGCGGATTCAATATCTTCTGCAGGTAAACAAGTATCCGTTGAAGCGCGGCATCGGTGAGGCGACCAAGGAGGAGAAAGTGCCTGAACCTATCGTCGAGGTGCGCTATCGCTACGACTGGAGGCCTGAATATCGTGGGTTGAGCAAGGCAGAAGGCTACGACAAAAGCCGCAAGTTTTGCCAGGTTATGATAGACTTGAGCAGCGCACGGCTATACACACGCGACGACATCAACCAGCTAACGGCGCTCATGGGTTACAGCGTCTGGGAGCGCAGAGGCGGATGGCTGACGCTGGAAGATGGCAGGCACCGGCCGAGCTGTCGGCATATGTGGGTGCAGCAGTTGGTGATCAAAAAAGGTACACAAGTTGAAAGAATCGTCGAATGAGCAAGGCACTATTTATAAGCGAAAACACGCTGATCGAAAACTCCGTCATCAGCGAGAACGTAAGCTACACGCAGCTACGCCCTACAATTGTCAAGGTTCAGGAGATGCACATTCAGCCAGCGGTGGGATCAGCGCTATACGCGGAACTCGTGACGCAGGTCATTGCTGGCACTTTGTCGGCGAACAACACGACGCTGATGCAGACCTACATTCAGCCTGCAATCATTCAGTGGATGTACTTTGAGCTGCCGATGGTGCTGGCGTTTAAGTTCATGAATAAAGGCATGGATCGCAGGAGCAGCACGGAGTCGTCGCCGATGAGCGAGCGTGAGATGACGCGCCTGATGGACAAAAGCCGCGACGATGCGGAGTGGTACACCGAGCGCATCACGCGCTACCTTCAAGAGAACCACACGCTGTTTCCGCTGTTCGACAATCCACCTGTCGCGATTGACACGATCTACCCGGCCAACAGTGCATATCAGACAGGGATGGTGCTTGGACGCAGGGGCAGGTATCGCGATCCGCTGGACTACCCAGAAAACCGACGCAACTACTTTTGATGGCGCACGCGAAAAATGTAAACAAACTAAAGCAATTTTATGAGCAGTTGGGTAACGATCAAAAACGACCTGATAGCCTTCGCACAGTCGCACCTGCAGCTGAACGCGGTGGGTTTCGGCGATCCGCTGGCGATCGGCACGGACAACACGATAAACCTACGGACAACCGACAGGGATAGGGTCATCTACCCGCTCTTGTTCGTCGATGCGCAGAGCGCGTCAATGCCTATGGGTGCGACCAACCTAACCGTCAGCGTGCTGGTGATGGATCGCGTTGCAGACCTTCGCGGTGTGGATGCGACCATAAGCGGCAGCGTGGTATACAGGTGGACGGATAACGAGGATGAGGTGCTTTCGGACACCCTGCGCATCATGCAAGACTTCGTCGCGGAGTTCACCGATGATCCTGATCGCGACTACACGATCACAGGCGCGGTGAGTGCTACGCGCTTCGTCGAGGCAAGGGATGACAAGGTCGCTGGGTGGCAGGCTACGGTAGTCTTTGAGTTGCCATTCAGCAGAAACGTTTGTCAAATACCAACGACTTAAAACACGATTGCAGAATTGCATAGAAATAGGCACAACGATATTTACACTTAAAGAAAAAGACAATGAATTTAGGACAACAACTTGACGCGTTACTTGGTCGCGGAGTCGTCATGGAGTGCGTCACCGGCGCAGTCACCGGCAAGACGTATGATGCGCTCATCGTCAACGCATCGTGCAGCTTCACGACCTTGACAGGCGAGGGTGGCACTAACCTGCTGACGACCTTGGGACTTTCAGGCGTTACAGTCAACACCGGCATGATCATTTGCGGGAATGGAGGGCAGCGCATAACGGCGGTGACGCCTTCAGGTGGCAACGTCTTTGCCTATACCTTCCAGTCGGTAACTGTCGTAAGCGCGGTCTAATGGCGTTGGGGTTGGGTTATGGCTTGCCGTTTGCGGTCAAGCGTCCTGTTCAGGGGTTCGCCGAGGATGTGACCTTGGCAACCAATAACGCATTGGCGGATGCGGCGCAGCGCGAAGAAGCTGGTAACTGCTTGACGGCGCGCGCCATGCAGATCATGCAAGACGTGCAGACGCAGCCTTCGCTGCTTGTTGTGCCGCAATTATACAAGGCGGGGGTGCTTTACGACCAGCTACCAACGACGCGCACCAACTTCATACCTAACAATTCAATGGCTGGGGCGACAGGCAGTGTGTTGCCGACTACATGGTCATCGGGAGCTATCCCTGCTGGTTTCACCTTTTCGGTAGGCGCAAGTGGTCAGGCAACGGCTAATGATGGCACGCTCGTTAATTATGTAGATGTAAGCGTGAGCGGAACGGCAACAGCAAGCGGTACGTTCAACCTGTTTTTTTCTGCCGCAACAGGTGCAGTGACTGCGACTACTGGCCAAACATATACGCTATCAGCCTACGCAACCTGCATAAGTGGTGACATCACAACGCCTGCAATGGTCTTGCAGGTTCAGGAGGTGAGTGGTTCAACTTTTCAGGCGGGAACATCGACAAATATCGCCTTGGCCAGCGGTGCAGTATTGCAGCGACTTTCGGCTGTTAGAACGTTCAATCAAAGTGGCGTGACTGCGGCGAGAGGGCGCATTGGCCACCCGATTGTCAGCGGCACGACATACAGCTACACTATACGGATTGCATCGCCGCAGCTTGAGCGGCTTGGCGTAGCTACGCCTATGATTGCCACCTCGACAGGTGCGGTCACTCGACTAAATGAATCAACAAATGTAGTTGGGCTTCCTCCTGACTTCACCGTCAGCCGCAACACAACGGCGACGCGTGTCACTAGCAGCGGGTTGATTGAAAGCGTCGCGTCGGGAGTGCCGCGCATCGATTGGCTGGGGCAGTCGTGTCCTGCCTTGTTGGTGGAGCCTGCAAGCACGAACTTTGCACCTAACGCCAACTTGATGAATGTTTTGGACACACCAACAGCATCGGGGGGAGTTACATTTACAACAGGCAGTACGGACTTCCTTGCGCCTGATGGATCGAGCGGGAGCATTAACAAATATGTAGGAGGCACAGCAAGTGGGGCAACGCAAAACACTCGTTATGCTGGTACAGCAATTTCAGTAACAGCAGCAGGGCAGCATACGTTTAGTTTATTCGTCAAGGCAGGGGCAACCAATCCGCTCAACTTTTGTGCCTTGTCTTTAGGTCTGTACTCAGGTGGAAGCGGCACGGCTACATCGTATTTCAGCCTTGCAAGCGGCACGGCTATAACCGCAGGGGCAAGCATTCAAGATTACGGCAACGGCTGGTATCGGCTTATTTCTGCGCCATACACTATTGCATCGGGGGACTTACAGGGAACTGTATCGTTTAACTTAGCTGCATCAAGCGGCAGCATTTCTTTTGCCGCATCAGGGGCATTAGGCCTTACTGCCTACACTTGGGGCGCACAAGTCGAAGCAGGCAGCATCGCGACCACATACATCCCCACAACATCAGGCACAGTCAGCCGTTCCGCAGACGTCATCAGCGCATCGGGTGCGCTCGTTAGTGGGCTGATAGGCCAAACGGAGGGGACGGTGTATGTTGAAGTGGACTTGCGAAATTTAAATACAGGTGTTTTTAGGAGGATTTTAGCGATAAGCGATGGAACCACATCTAATGTTTTTCAAATATTTACAAGTGATTCGTCAAGTATTGTAAATTTGGCGTCGACTGCAAGCGGTTTTACGACTTTAAGTAGTCCAACCACTATTATTGGAGTTGCAAAAATAGCCTTTGCCTATGCTTTAAATGATGTTGCATTTTACATAAATGGCAATTTAATAGGCACAAGAACTCCAAGCACAATCCCTGCCTGTAATACAATTTCTTTGGGTTCAAGGGTGGATTCATCTAATTTCCTCAACGACCGCATCCGCGCCGCTGCTCTCTACAACACTCGCCTGACTAACGCTCAACTCGCAGCCCTAACAACACCGTAATGCCGACCTTCCGCAAATACGCCTTCCCCAATGAAGCAACATTCACCGCGCTACCACAACCGCAAGGCTTTGCAGTGCCGCTGGGCATCATCGAGGGTACATACTGCGTCGACATCCTTTGGGACGCAGAGCCTGAACCTGCCTACCTGCCCTTCGAGTGCTGGCCTTCTCCAATAGGCGTGCATACCTTCCTCGGCTGGGATGAGCAGTACACAACTGACTACAACGCAAAGAAATGATAGACTTCCTCAAAAGCATCGGCATCAACATAGGCCTGACAATCGCCGGCTTCTTCGGCGCACTACTGCTTGCACCTAAGATGAAGAACTGGAAAATGCAGCTGATCGCCGTGCTTAGCGGCACGCTATCTGCAACCTACATTGCGCCAGTCATCATCGGCATCCTAAACATACAAGCACCGAACATCGAGTACGGCCTCGCCTTCATCGTCGGCTTTTCAGGCGTAAAGATTACGGAAGTATTAGAACATCGTATATTGCGGCTTCTAAAGTCGACACCAAACCAATAGCATGAATATAACCCGACGCGCGGCGAATGTTCACACCTTCGACTGCGAAGGGAAGGAGGCGGAGTTTCTGCTCATCAGCGACCTGCACTGGGACAACCCGAAGTGTGATCGCGACCTACTAAAAAGCCACCTCGACGAAGCCGTGCGCAGAGGCGCAAAGATCATCATGAACGGCGACACGTTCTGCCTGATGCAGGGCAGAGGCGATCCTCGCAGGGGGAAGGATGAAATCAGACCGGAACATAATAAAGGCAACTACCTCCAAGCGGTGGTGAACGACGCGGTGCAGTGGTTCAAACCCTACGCCAAGCACATTGCGCTGATTGGCTACGGCAACCATGAGACCAGTGTGATCCGCAATGTTGAGTTCGACGTGTTGCAGATGTTCGTCACGCTACTCAACCACGAGTGCAAGACCGACATTCAGCTTGGAGGCTACGGCGGAGCAATCCTGTTCGGCTTCACGCACAGTGCTAAAGTCAACCATCGCACACGATTTGCGATGCACTACTTCCACGGATCAGGAGGAGGCGGCGTAGTGACCAAGGGCGTCATCCAAGACCAGCGGATCATGGCGATGGTGGAAGGCTACGACTGTACTTGGCAAGGTCACGTGCATGAGTTGTACCATCATGTCAACGTCATCACCTACCTGAACCGAAGCGATTATATGATCAAGCAACGTCCGCTGCATCAGATACGCACGGCGACGTATAAAGAGGAATACGATGGCGGCGTTGGAGGCTTTCACGTTGAGCGAGGCAGACCGCCGAAGCCATTGGGCGGCTACTGGATGAAGCTTAAGTTGGTTCACCTCAACACCAAGAAAATAGACACCCGCGTCATTGATGCGACGTTTACGACGACCAGCACCCGATAGGGTATAAAGTGGTAGGATGCGCATTGATTCGTACCTTATGGGGTGTAAATTATAGTACCAATGTCAGGGCAAAGCTGACTGCAATGCTTTAACCCATCGAAATCGATGGAATTAAGTAATTTTGCAGCCTAAACAGGCATCATGCGAAACATCAAATACCTCGTCGTTCACTGCACGGCGACACCGCACTCAACTACAATCGATTCGATCCAAAACTACTGGCGGACAAACCTGAAGTGGAAGTCACCCGGATATCACAAGGTCGTCAAACCCAACGGCGAAGTCATCACGCTGGCTGATGATGACGCCGTGTGCAACGGCGTTGCCGGCTACAATAGCGTAAGCCTCCACATCAGCTACATCGGCGGCGTTGACAGCAGAGGCAACCCTGTTGACAATCGCACGCAAGGCCAAAAAGACGCACTCTCACAGGTGCTGCACGAATGGCGCGCCAAGTACCCAGCGGCTAAGATCCTCGGCCATCGCGACTTTCCAAAAGTAGCCAAAGCCTGCCCATCGTTCAATGCTACGCAGGAGTACGCTCATATTTAGCCTCCTGCTTTTTGGCTGCTGCCGGAAACATGCGGAGGTGATCCGCACGAGTGCTATCGTGCATACGGATCGGCAGGTAGTCACCGCTGGAAGTTTAACCGAGTTAACGCTCCCCGACCTCTGCGACAGTGCCGGGTTGATACGCCGCTTCGCCCTGCGCGACAGTGCGAAAACAAGCGTTCTAAGCGTCGCAAATTCAGGTAGTGGCATTGTCATACGCCTACGCAGAGATACGGTCGTAGAGCGGCTTATTCTGCGTGACACGACAATCGTAGAGCGCACTGTCGTCGTTGAGCCGAAGAAGCGCAAAAGCAGGTGGCCGATACTGCTGATCGGGGCGATTTTGGGACTGCTGGCCAGCGTCGTTTTGTTTGCCAGGTTGAAGTAACAGCGAAAAATCAAGGCTTGGAAATCGGGGGCGTCTGAAAGTTTTTTTCGGAATGTGCCTATACGCGCTGGAAACGCAGAAAAAAAAATAAAAAAAGTTTGCATCGTATATATATATGTATGTATATTTGCATATACCAAAGCGGTAGAAACTTAACCAACTAAACCAAACCAAACAATGAAAAACAATCAAACACCAAGCGGCCCACAATCAAACCTTTACAATGTAATTGACTCGATGGGCAGACCTACCAAAATTTACATTGTCGCTTCAAATATCAATGAAGCGTGTGCGGAAGCAAAGAAAAGGCAAAGTGAAATTGGTTCAGCTTATTACAAGGTTCGCAGGATGTACAACGGCGGAGTGATGGGACAGTGACCTTGGTAACCCACCGAGGGGCGCGGCTCACCAACGCGCAATTTTTTTAACCCTATAAACCCAACCAACCATGTACAAAAGATCATTCAAAGGCTACTACGCCGACCTCACACCCGAACAACGTGCAGCTAAAGAGCAGGCACGCAAAGAGCGCGAAGAAAAAGCACACATGCGTCGCGTTGCTGAAATCGAAAAACTACGCGCCAAATCTAAGTTTAACTACGCAACTGCCGGTGGCTCATTCATCCCGACGCGGGAGCAGTACGAAGCCGCCATTCAGATGGAGCGTGCAGGCATCGACGTGATGCAGTCAACAGCATTGCAGGGCGCTTACCTTGCGCAGGCGAAAGTTAGCCACGACACTATCCACGTCATCAACGAGTACCGCCGTTCACTTCCAACCCTTTAACCAACCCAACCCAATGAACCACGACATCATCAGTTACACCCCGATCACCCTCGACAACGGCATCGTCGTTGAGGCCTACATCCACAAGCTGCCGAGCGGACTTTACGCAATGCACGCCGACTATCCGTTTACTGCGAACAGCAACCCGACGCGAACACGTCAAATTGTAGACGCGCTATTTCGCAGCCAACACCGCGACTGGTTCCGCTTCATCCGCTTCCAACGATCATCAACACCTCTACCAATGCCAACCTTAAACCCAACCAAACCATGAACTTCATCCCTGCATACCTCTACGCCTGGCATCGCCACATCCGCTACATGCTGGAACGCACCGCGACGCCTTCATCGAGCGAGACCAAGAAGCCGCTGACGTTCAACTACGAACTCTACGGCCGTTACCTCCAAGCACGTCAAGACCTTCTAAACCAAATCTAACCATGCAACAAGTACCAACACTATGGGATCGCATGAGAGGCGAAACCCGCGCCGCTATCGAAAGCTACGAACACCCACACAGCAGGGAGTTTTGCGTTGAGTTCCTGACACGCAAGCACTTCTACACACTTTGCACATTCGACGAAATACAAACGCTGCTGGTAGTTCTTGGCAAAGACCGCACACTGTCTAACTTCCAAAACCTATTCTACCCATGAGCAACCTACTACTGATCATTCCCTTTCTGCTGTCAATGGTCTACATGATGGCAGACTTTCATGACCGCTGGTGGTGGTACATATCATTTTGCGCGCTGCCTATTATTTATTTATGTATATTTGCGTACCTAAAACATACCAATGAACTCAACAAAGAAGATGACACCTACACTTTCTAACCAATCCAAAATGCAACTTACTTCTGTCTACTGCGAGGCTGACACCCTCACCCTATGCCGGGCGCGATTTGGCAGCATCCGCGCCGCGTTGAACTTCGCTGCCAACCAACCAACTAAACCAAATAAAAATGCATCAATTCAAAACGACCAACATCAAGGGTAAACCCTACGTCGAAGTAGTCGAGCGCCTCAAATACTTCCGCGCAAACTTCGCCGACCACTCCCTCACCACCGAAGTCGTGCAGCTGACACCCGACTTCTGCGTACTAAACGCCATCATCACCGATCCCAATGGCCGCATCGTCGCAAGCGGCATGGCGCAGGAAGATCGCACCAGTAGCGCGATCAACAAGACGTCGTACGTCGAGAACTGCGAATCCTCCGCATGGGGGAGAGCGCTCGGCAACTTCGGCATCGGCTTAGAAACAAGCATCGCAACAGCAGAGGAGATGGCGATGGCAATCGACAAAGAGCAGCTACTCAGCGACCTGCGCGTCAAATACGGCCAGATGCTGATGGCCAAAGTCAGCGATCCGCAAGAGCGGTACAAGCTGGAAGCGCGCGAGAGCTGGGACGCTGCTAAGTATGAATCCGGAATCAAATACCTTTCAACCCTTTAAACCAACCAACCAATGAACCTAACACTAACAGAAAAGTACAACATTAAAGCAAATCAGTTTTACACTGCATTACGCAATCGAAACTCTATGACGATAGACGAGGCCTATGAATGTCTGAAAACAACTTCTGCCGGGCAGGATAGAGATGGCATGACATCAGAGGCGATTCATTTCTTTATCAAATACGGATTAGCCGAAAGGTCACAAAATCGGCTAATATTTATTGAGGTCAAAAATCCAAAGAAAGTAATCGCTGAACTGGCTGAAGAACTAACGCAATTGAAAAAAGATTATCAGCATAAGTACCCAAAGAGAGGCAAAAAAATTAAGCCACAAGACATCGTGCAACCAACGCTATTCACCGAGTCAGTTATGCGTGAGCAGGAGCAACCTATCGTAACGGCAAACGACCAGTTGAACCACCGTGTCAACGTACTGGAATCAAAGCTAAACAACATCATCAATTATTTCAAAACCCTTTAAACCAACCAAACCAACCAATGAAAAAGCAAGAAGCCAAAACCCTGATGACCAAGTTCATCCACAAGCAACGCGATGAGCGCTACGCCTTCGGCTGGAAGCAGAACCTCGACCTGCTCGCGTTCAAAGAAGC